CCACTAAATCCTGGCGAGTTCAGAGATGTAGATATGGTGGGTATGGATTTGCGTCAAGCAATCATGCCATTACCATTTAAGGAGCCATCTCAAACCTTGTATTCTTTACTTGGCAATCTAATAGATACAGGCAGACGTTTTGCATCAATGGCTGATATGAAAGTTGGTGAGATGCAAGGCAATGCACCAGTTGGTACAACTATGGCTATTATGGAGCGTGGAACAAAAGTTATGTCTGCTATTCATAAAAGGCTACATTACTCACAAAAGATTGAGTTTAAGTTGTTAGCCAGATTGTTTGCTATGGATGTACCAATGTATCCATATCAAGTTCCAGGTGCTCCACCTGAAATCAAGCAAACAGACTTTGATGACAGAATAGATATATTGCCAGTATCTGATCCAAATATATTCTCCATGTCACAACGTATTGCTTTGGCACAAACTCAATTACAGTTAGCACAAAGCAATCCAGAAATTCACGGTCCTAATGGTATGTATCAAGCATATAGGAAGATGTATGAAGCATTGGGAGTTACAAACATTGAAGCAGTCTTGCAACCACCACCACAACCTACGCCTTTAAATCCAGCTAAAGAAAATCAAGAGGCTTTAAAAGGTGGTGCTTTAAATGCTTTTCCAGAACAAAATCATCAAGCACACATTACTGCACATTTAGCTATGATAAGTACACCAGTGGCACAAGCTAATGCCGCAATAATAATGACTTTACAAGGTCATATATCAGAACATATTGCCATGATGTCAGAGTTACAAGCACAACAAGAAGTTATGGCATCAATACCACCAGAACAACAAATGATGATGCAACAAGATCCGAATGCTATGAAACTTATGGCAGATCAAGTGGCATCAAGAAGTGCAGAATTAGCAGCAGAAATACAAGAACAATATGCACAAGCCTTAACCCCACCTCCAAGTGAAGATCCACTTGTAACAATAAGAAAACAAGAATTGGCACTAAGAGGACAAGAGATAGCACAAAAGCAAGACCAGTTTGAAAAGAAGCAAACACTGGATAAAGAAAAAGAAAGAAATGATGTATTATTAGATCAACAAAGATTAGACCAACAAGAAGAAATAGCTAATCAAAGAGATCAAACAACAAGAGATGTAGCTGCAATGAGAGCAATGAAAGGATAAATTATGGTTAGTTCAATTAGAGAAAAAATGTGGGAAGTTGAAAAAGAGAAGAAAAGACAAAGAAGACTTGCAAAAGAAGGAGTAGTAAATGCCATTGAAGAAAGGATCATCCCAGAAGACAATAAGCAAGAACATACGCAAGTTGAAGAAAGAGAAGTATCCACAGAAACAAGCAATAGCGATAGCGTTGTCAACGGCGGGGAAATCAAAGAAGAAATCCAAAAGCCAAAAAAAACAAAGTCTAAAAAAGCCACAAAAAAAAAGTAATGGTAGCATGATTAAAAAGTTTTCACCAATAGCCAAGTCACAAAGGTTTCAAGGCGTATTTTAATGGAGTTATCTTATAGATCCAGTAACTATATCACTAGCAATGGGCGTAGCCTCAAAAGCATTTAGTGCAATCAAGCAAGGATTCGCTGTAGGTCGTGATATAGAGCAAATGTCTGGAGATATAGGGCGTTGGATGGGGGCTGTATCTGATGTTGACAATGCGGAAAAACAAGCCAAAAACCCTCCCCTATTTGGTAAGCTGTTTAAAGCTGGATCTATTGAAGAAGCAGCTCTCTCTGCTTATGCAGCCAAAAAGAAACTTGAGGAGCAAAGATACGAACTCAAGATGTTTTTGAATTTAACCTATGGCCCACAAGCATATGATGATTTGCTTAAAATGGAAGGGCAAATAAGAAAGCAAAGACAAGAAACAGTTTACAAGCAACAACAAATTAGAAGACAAATAGGTGAGGCTATAGCTTGGTTTGTTTTAGTTGTTATTATTGGTGGTTTTGTAGCGTTGGTTGCTAGTGTTTGGATTAAAGAAGCAAGAGCAGATGGGAAGATATACAATGCACCAAAAGATTACACATATAGTCAAAAAGTATGGCAAGGCAAAATAAAGCCAAAGAAATACACAACTTGTAGATTAAAAAAAAGACTAACATCAAAATATACTAAAAAAAAAGCGTGTATATATGAAGGCAACAATAGAACTTATACTATGATGATTGAGGTTTTTTGTCCTAGAAAATATAAATGTGAAATAACAAAACTTAGTTCTGAAATGCCAAATATTGATAATGTAATGGAAAGTTTAAGGAGTATAAAAGATTGACAGAAGAAAAGAAAAAAACAGTTGATTTAAAAGTGGATAGTAACAGTTTTGAGTTGATATTAAGAATATTAGGAAACGAGTTTATTGCAATTAAAATTGGTTCAACTAATTTTTCTGGTAAGCTAATAGCTGGTGGCATATTATTATTATTTTTTACGTTTATGATTTTAGAAGTGTTTGGACTAAATGAGGCATTAATGCAATGAATGTAGAAACTTTTTTAAAATGGAAAATTCTTCCAAGACTAATGATGCTTGTGAGTACATTAATGTCTTGGCGTTGTGCCGAATGGTTTATGTCTTTAGAAGATCCAACTGCATCTCAATCTGCTTTTGTATCTGTTGTTATGGGTGTTATGACAGGAGTTTTTGGCATTTGGATGGGACATGAACATAAAGTAGATAAATGACTGCTTTCATGCTTATGTGCTATTTAAATGATGTTTTAAATGGCGGAATTTATTTTAAAAACATTAATGATTGCTTGTATTTTTCAGAAAGATTAAGCAATCAAAGTATTAATGTGCCGATTAAAGTTGAAAAATATCAGTGTATGTGTAAACTCATACCAAATATTGATGATAAAAAAGTAAAAGTGTATTAGGAGGTAGCTATGTTAACTGCACTTATTGGACCTGTTTCCAATCTTCTTGGAAAATTCATTGAAGATAAAGACCAAAAGAACAAATTGGCACACGATCTGGCCACAATTGCACAAAAACACGCCCAGGAACTTGCAAAAGGTCAAATTGAAGCGAACACAGTACAAGCCAAACACCCTAGTTTGTTTGTGGCGGGAGCTCGCCCAGCAATTATGTGGATCTGTGCTCTTGGTCTATTAACGCAATTTTTTATAATGCCAATTGCAGAATGGGCTACAGCTATATGGATGCCAGAAATAACTCTTCCTAGTTTAGCCACTGGTGAACTTATGACGTTAACCCTCTCATTATTGGGACTTGGTGGAATGCGGTCATTTGAGAAGTCAAAAGGTGTTGCCAGAGAAAACATGAAAAAATGATTCAAGAAAAAGAACCTATTATAATTTGTTACATACATAAAATGGCCATGCAAAAAATAGAACAAGAAGAACCAATACCATTTTTAGGTATTTACAAATATGTAGAGTATAAATGTCCTATGTGTATGACAACACTTAGAGAGGATCAATAATGGATGCTTTAAAATTAGCGGAGCATCTATTAAAGAACATTCGCAAAAGACAAGATGAATTATCACAGTCTTTAGCAGATGGTTCGATAGACTCAATGGAAGACTATCGGTTTATTACAGGTCAAATACGAGGCATGACTTGGGTAATTGAAGAAATAAGAGCCTCGATGAAAGGTATAGAAGATGACTAAAAAGTTATATGTGCCAGATAGGTTTTTGGCACAAAAAAAAGTAAATCCTACTTCTCCCGCCATATCAAAGGCATTTAAAAATGATGAAACTAGCAAAAATGAAGACGACCCTTCAAAGCTAGACTCCTCTGTTATTGATAGACTACCAACTCCAACTGGATACAGAATGCTTGTTATTCCATATTATCCAAAGGAAAAAACAAAAGGTGGTGTATTTATACCAGATGCAACAAGAGATAGAGAAAGTCACGCAACAGTTGTCGCTTATGTCGTAAAACTTGGCCCTGACGCATATCAAGATTCTGATAAATTCCCAAATGGAGCGTATTGTTCTAAAAATGAATGGGTACTTATGGGTAGATATGCTGGAAATAGGTTCAAAGTAGATGGACTTGAGCTTAGAATCATAAATGATGATAATATAATTGCGAAAATACTTGATCCAACAGATATTTCTTATGTATAATGGAGAACATGATGAATGAAGCACAAGAACAAATAAAAGAAGAAAATTCTCAAGAAGAAAACATAGTTGTTGATATAGACGAAACTTCTGAAAAAAAAGAAGATGTTGTTGAAGCTCAACAAGATAATTCAGAGCGAACAGATGTTCGTAGTGAGGATCAAGAAGAAGAACTTGAAACTTATAGCGACAATGTGCAAAAAAGAATAAATCAATTAACTGCGAAAAGAAAATTAGCTTTGGAGGAGGCAGATGCCGCTTTTAAATATGCTGAAGATCAAAAAAAGAAAAATGATGAACTTCAGAAAAAGCTTGAACAACTTAATACAGGTTATACATCAGAATTTGGTAGTAGAATTGAGTCTCAAACTGCACAAGCAAAAAAACTTTATAAGGAGGCTTTTGATGCTGGAGATGCTGACAAAATGTCTGAAGCGAGTGACCTCATGGCTAAACTTGCTATTGAAAATGAGAGGCTTAGAATCCAAAAACTCCGAGCAGAGCAAAGCAAGGCAGCTCCAACAAATGAGGAACAAGGTCAGGCAAGCGAAACCCAAGCGAGGCAGACCACCCAAAAACAAGATTTAGACCCAAAACTACAAAGTTGGCTTGATAAAAACACATGGTTTGCTAAAGACATGGTAATGACCAGAGGTGCTCAAGCTTTACATGAAATAGTAATATCAGAAGGATTTGATCCTTCATCTGATGAATACTACAAAGAAATAGATAAACGAATAAGGAAAGAGTTTCCACAAAAGTTTCAGGTAGACAGAAAGAACGCCCAAACTGTCGCACCTGCATCTAATGGTAAAGCCATTAACAATGGGCGGAAAAAGCAAATAGAACTTACACCTGGACAAGTTGCATTTGCTAAAAAAATGAGAATACCTTTAGAGCAATATGCTAAAGAGGTAGCTAAAATTGAAACCAGGAAAGGAGCTTAAAATGGCGGACAGAAGCAACCGAGAAACTGCAACTCGTGAAAAGCAGGAAAGAAGAAAAGCTTGGACACCACCATCACAATTAGATGCTCCACCCGCACCTATTGGATATAAACATAGGTGGATTAGAGAACGAGTTATGGATTACGATGATAAAGCGAATGTCTATAAGCGGCAAAGAGAGGGATATGAATTAGTTCGTGCTGAAGACCATCCTGATTTTGAAACACCTGTGATTGATGAAGGCAAAAATGCTGGAGTAATTGGTCAAGGGGGTCTTTTACTAGCACGGATTCCAGATGAAATAGTTGATGAAAGAAATGATTATTTTAGGAATAAAACCAATACCCAGATGGAGGCTGTAGACAGAGATTTAATGAAAGAATCAAATCCTTCTATGCCAATATCAAAAGATAGGAAGTCTCAAGTTGCTTTTGGTGGCAAGAGGCAAAATTAATAATTTTTTCTTATAGGAGAAGAAAATGGCAAATCAAGATGCTGCTTTCGGTATGCGTCCTTTAAAAATGATAGGCGGAGCAGCCTTTCATGGTGGACAAAGCCGATATAGAATCGCTGCCAATTATGGAACTGCTATATTTCAAGGTGACATGGTAGCCCAAGTTACTGGTGGAACTGTAGAGGTACACGCTGATGGCGGTACTGTTCCAATAGTTGGAGTGTTCAATGGTTGTAGGTATACAGACCCAACCACGAAAAAGGAAACTTTTTCAAACTTTTATCCTGCAAGCACAAATGCTTCCGACATTGAAGCTTTTATTATAGATGACCCAAATGTTATCTATGAGATTCAATGTGACGCTGCATTTCCAATTGCGGATTTATTTGGTAACTTTGACATCGTATATACAAGTTCAGGCTCTACTGTAACTGGTATTTCTGGTGCAGAGTTGGATGTAACAACAGGTGCAACAACCGCTGGTTTACCGATCAAAGCGATAGATATATCACAAGATCCAGAGAATAGCGATGTTGGTTCCGATGCCACCAATGTTCAAGTAGTTATACAAAATAGCATATTTGGACAAAAAGGTGCAGGATTAGCGTAAGGGAGATTAGAACATGGCTATATCAAGAGCACAACTAGTTAAAGAACTAGAACCTGGTCTTAACGCTTTATTCGGCATGGAATATGATCGTTATGACCAAGAGCATACTGAAATTTATGAGACAGAATCTTCTGACAGAGCGTTTGAGGAAGAGGTAATGTTAAGTGGTTTTGGTAATGCTGCAACAAAATCAGAGGGTGCTGGTGTTGCCTTTGATTCTGCAAACGAAGTGTATACATCAAGATATACAATGGAAACTATTGCATTAGCTTTTGCATTGACAGAAGAAGCAATGGAAGACAACTTGTATGACCAACTTGGTGCTAGATACACAAGAGCGTTAGCAAGATCAATGGCACATACAAAGCAAGTCAAAGCCGCTGCTACATTAAACAATGCGTTTGATTCAAGCTTCACAGGTGGTGATGGTAAAGAGCTTTGTGCAACAGATCACCCATTAGGTGGTGGTGGTACATTTAGAAATGAGCCATCAACAGCAGCAGACCTTAATGAAACATCATTAGAAAATGCTCTTATTGACATTTCAAACTTTGTTGATGAGAGAAACATGATTGTTGCATTAAGAGGAATGAAATTAATTATTCCACCTGCATTACAATTTGTTGCAGACAGATTACTTGAGTCAACTTTAAGACCAGGTACTTCTGATAATGATGTTAACGCAATGAGAAATATGGGTATGTTGCCACAAGGCTACACAATCAATCATTTCTTAACAGATACAGATGCGTTCTTCATTAAAACTGATGCTCCAAATGGTTTCAAATATTTTGAAAGAACACCATTAAGCACTAGCATGGAAGCAGACTTCGACACTGGTAACATGAGATATAAAGCTAGAGAGCGTTATGCTTTTGGTTTCTCTGATCCTCGTGCCGTGTTTGGTTCACCTGGAGCCGCTTAAGTTAAAAAACATAATTTTTTTAGAGGACTCTTTGCAGTCCTCTTTTTTTTATGTATAATCTAATTACCTTGACGAGGAATCAACCTCGACATTTGCCACGACAAGGAGATTTAAATGGCTAATACAACCTTTTCAGGTCCAATCCGTTCAAAGGGTGGATTTAACGTAATTAATGAAGACAGCACAAGTGGTGCAATAACAGAAACTGGTTTTTCAGTTAACTCAACTGGACAACTAATATCTATGGGTACAAGGAAAATTCAAACATTTGCAATAAGTCTTGCTGATACTAACGCAGCATCAGTTACTTATGGAGATGATGATGTTTTAGTTGAGTTAGGTGCCTTAAATACAGATCATCCAGATGCTTTAGTAACTGCTAGTAAGTTTTTTATTCACAAAGTAGTTATTGGAGTTACAACTGCGGCAGCAAGTGATGCAAATTCCATAGCTAATCTACAGTTAAGTGCTACATCTGGAACTGCAACAAATGCTGCGGTATCATCTGGAACAGAGATTGTTGGTGCAGGAGTAGCTTCTTTTAATCCAAGAATATCTGCAACAGATTCAGTGACAGAAATAGATATAGATTTAGATGCAACTGCTGGTACTTTTCATGTGTTTGAACCAAACATAAGTGCAGCTATAGCAAGTAAGAATTTATATTTATGTGCAGGTGATGCTTGTGACACAGCATTAACTGCTTTCCGTGCAACATTGGAAATTGAATATTCAGTATACTAATAGGAGAGTAATATGGCAGATGCAGTTACCTCACAAACTTTAATAGACGGCCACCAAACTGCCGTCTTTAAGTTTACTAATATTTCTGATGGCAATGGTGAAAGTGCAGTTAAAAAAGTAGATGTTTCTGCTTTAGCAACAAACGCAAGAGGCGAGGCTTGTACCAGAGCTACCATAGAGAAGATTTGGTGGCAGTGTAATGGTATGAAAGTTAAAGTTTTGTTTGATGCTTCAACAGATGACTTTTGTATTGAGTTAGGTGAAAACCAAAGTGGACATCACGACTATACATCATTTGGTGGATTAACAAATCCAGCAAGTTCAGGTGTAACTGGTGATATTATGTTTACTACAGTTGGTCATACATCAGCAGATAGCTACACTATTATCATGCAAGTTAGAAAGAGCTATGACTAATGGCAAGGAAGCCTGACAAGCAACCACCAAAAACTAAAAAGTATTTTCGCTCCACCAAAAGTGGAGCGGGAATGACTTCTGCAGGTGTTGCTCGTTATCGTAGAGAAAATCCAGGCAGTAAGTTGAAAACTGCTGTTACAGGTAAAGTTAAAAAAGGAAGTAAGGCTGCAAATAGACGTAAATCTTATTGTGCAAGATCAGCAGGACAGATGAAAAAATTTCCTAAAGCAGCTAAAAATCCAAATAGTCGTTTAAGACAAGCAAGACGTAGATGGAAGTGTTAAAATGAAAGCAGCAGAAGTTTTAAAATTATTAGAAAAACATGAATCTCAATGTGATAAAAGATATGCAGAGATTCAAGATAAACTTAAATCTTTAGATAGTAGAGTTTGGGGTTTATATGGTGTTATCATAGGCGTAGCAGTATTGGAGAAAATATTCTAATGGCTATGGGTAGATCACAAATGAGCAAACAAATTTCAAAGCCACCGAACAAAAAGAAAAAAATAAAAAAAATAGTAAAGGTGAAAAAAAATGCCAAAAGACGCCTGTTATCATAAGGTTAAAGCCCGTTACAGAGTTTTTCCATCAGCTTATGCTTCAGGAGCCATTGCAAAATGTCGTAAAGTAGGTGCTGCAAACTATGGCACTGGAGGCAAAAAGAAGCCTAAAAAGAAAGAAGAAGGTGGTGTTATTGAGCTTAAGAAAGGTGGTAATGTTCCAAGAAGAACTCGTAAAAGAAAAACAAAAAACCCAAATATAGCTCGTGGTTGTGGTATAGTTATGAACAATAGGCGTAAAGTTACAAAGTTTAGATAATGGCAGTCAGAAAAACAAAAGCTGGTTTAGCACTAAAAAGATGGTTCAAAGAAGATTGGAAAGATCAAAGAACTGGTAAGGCTTGTGGTAGAAAAAAGGGAGAGAAGAGAGGGACTCCTTATTGTAGACCATCAAAAAGAATATCCAGTAAAACTCCTAAGACTGGATCAGAGATGTCAACCTCTGAAAAAAGGAAACGAATATCACAAAAGAAAAGACTAGGGCAACCAGCAGGTAAGCCTAGAAGAGTGCAAGCAGCAAGAAGAAAAAAGAAATAATGTTACAAGAGATTAGTGATTTAGATGAAAAAATATGTGAAGAAATAAAGGAATGGTCTAAACACGCCCTTGAAATACCTAATAAAAATTACAACAATTTACCAAGTTGTCCTTACGCTAAAAAAGCATGGCACGATAACAAAGTAGCTTTTTCTTTTAAAAGAGATACAGATTATTCTATGTTGCACGCTATCATAGATAACTTTAAAGATAACAAAGACTTAGTTATATTAATTGATTTAGATTATGAAGATAATGAGAGTTTTCATAATTATCTTAATTTAATAAATCAAATGATAAATCAAAATATGTTTACCACACAAGATATGTGGGTTATGGGATTCCACCCTGATGATGATGTC